ACACCATTGACAGTTAAAACAACCGTCTGCACGCTTGGCGCAGATCCACCTAATGCAACTGTATTGGTAGCTCCACCGCTAATAGTTATAACACCAGATGTTCTGATATCACTAGCTTTTAGTTCTACTTTGCCAATGTATGACATTACGGTGTTATCTCAAGAATACCTAAGACACACTCTAGCGTACTATTTGCGCTGGCCTTCAAGTTTATCTTATCTAGCGGTTCCAAATCTATTGGTTTGTCTATGACCAAAGAGGATCCCGAAGGGATTGGAACATTTTTGGCCACGTGATAGTAAGTTGTACCACCATCAACCGTTGCTTGGATATCTACATTAGCGCTGTCTGATGCATGAACATTAGATACAATGCAAGAATGCACGATAGATTGTTTACCAGCTAAAGAAGTGTAGATCGGTGTTCCAGGATACGCGGTTGTTAACGCGCCCCCAGCATTCATAAATACATTTGCCATATTATCCTCCTAAAGCTATGGCCATGGCTACGGCCGTTCCTGCTGGGTCGCCAGCTGATGGCACCGCTTGCCAAGTTCCATCACCACGCCAGAATGTGCCTACGCCGGCAGCGGTCCCACTATCGAGATTGGCTACGGCTAAATTACCAGTTATGTTGGTAGCATTACCCGTTAGGGCACCAATAAAGTCTGTTGAAGTGACAGATGTAAGTGCGGTTAATGTGGTGTCTAAGTTGACCGTTACAGAACCAGTCGTGCCTCCACCGTTCAAATTAGTACCCGCTGTTACACCTTCGATGTCTCCAGCTATTGTCGCCCAAGAACCATCCCCTCTCCAGTAAGTAGATGCGCTAGCAAAAGTGCCGCTATTTAAGTTTGCCACGGCAAGGTTGCCTGTGATATTAGCAGCTGTGCCACTAGCATTACCAGTTAATGCTCCTACGAAATCCGTAGAAGTCACAGATGTTAAAGCGGTTAATGTAGTATCGAGGTTCAGGGTTACCGTACCGCTCACCCCACCTCCGTTCATGTTAGTGCCTGCAGTAACACCCTCTATATCGCCTGTAGTTCCTAGATCGGCAATACTCTGCGCTGTTACATACTTAGCAGCACCAGAATCATCTATGTCAGCTATAGCTACCTTATCACCGCCAGCAACTGTAGCCACAGACAAACTATTAGGATCGAAGTTTAGAGTAACCGCGCCAGTAGTACCGCCTCCACTAAGTCCAGTACCTGCTGTGACCTCTGTAATATCTCCCACGCTAACGGTTTCGTTGATCCACTTAGAAGAGGTTGTGTCGTACCTTAGAAATTGATCATCGGCTATCGACGTTATAGTTACGTCTTCCAAATCTCCAACATCTATCGTATCCGTGCCACCAAGAGCAACGGTTTTACCCGCGATTGTCAGAGAACTATTAGCAAGCGAAGAGTTAGGCACGCCAGACAATGATAAAGCTATTGTGCCAGCGCCAGTTACCGGCGTAGTCGTGGGATCCACAACAATACCCGTTGTACCAGATACTCCTACACTTGTTACTGTTCCAGTGCCGGCTACACTTCGAGCGGCCCAACCGGCTGGAGCAGACGTGTCGTAAGTTAGAACTTGCCCATTCAATGGAGACATGCCGCCGTCCACATCGCCTAAACCTGTCATAAGCAGTGTTATATCTGCACTGCCATCGAATGCAACTCCAGAGATATTCCTTGGTGTAGCTAGTGTTGTAGCTGTTGTCGCATTACCAGTTAGAGCACCGGTGAATCCAGTGGAAGAAACAGAAGTTAATCCTGTTACTGTATTGTCTAGATTTAAAGTAACGGAACCAGTTGTTCCACCTCCGTTCAAGTTGGTGCCTGCAACCACATCCGTTATGTCACCGACATGTGGGCCAAGTGATGATATTAAGACTTTCTTTGTCGTTCCATCTGTAACATCTTGTATAGCTAGATAATCTGTAGAAGCAGGCGTTACAACTGCTAAGTTGCTTACGTCTAATGTTACTTCATATTCAGGATTGGTAGATGCGTATGGTTTGGTTGGGTCTGACAATATATTCAAACCACTATTCGTTTTTGTCTTTATCCCACTTAAAGCATAATCACGCAATACAGATGTTTGCATCTTCTCATCTATATTTGGAGTTTCGCCGGTTAAATACAGGTAATCATCATAAGCTAGACCAGATGAGGTCCTGGCTGACATATCGATGACTTTAGTTGTAGGCATTAATATCTCCTATGTTGAAGTCGCCGTGGTGATAAATGTACCACTATCTGTCGCCGGCGTAATTAATGTGTGTGAGGAGATGATGTTGTTAATCTGCTGCGTAACCACAGAACCCATCGGCCAGTAAGATGCAGGATCAAGCGAGAATGATTGAGTTTGCTTGAAGTAGCGTCGAGTAGATCCACCTGCTTGCAAACCAATAGATTTTATACGTCCTAGTAAGGCCTGCAACTGAGATGAGTATAATTGATAATCTGGTTGCTGATAATGCGCCTTCATGGTAGTGATAGCGTGTAGCAAAATCAACTGTGGATGTATAGTGCTTAAGTCTGTATCTAATTCGAAATCGCCTAGTTTGGCGTTGTAAGATAATTTTAATGGATATGCATTGTCTGGGATTGGCCAAAGTTCTATCATCGGCTTAACAACACCAGCTACTACAGAATTGTTTCTTATGTCGTAACGAGAGGGCCAACGCTGATTCAACACTGGCAAAACATTTCTATCGCCTACGCTGATACCAACTGCTAATTCATAATAAATACCACCGCTATTTCTTTGCATAGAAATAGTCAAAGCTTTTAAGGGATCTAAATCAGGGGGGAAATCATACAATGACGTACCTGAAACTGTAGAGCCAGGTTCCGTATCGTTTATCCTATGAGTTAGTAAATCACCAAACTCATAAAATAATTGTTCTTGACCGCTTCTTAAAGCTGAGTTAAGTAAACCAGCTTGAAGTATAGCGCCAGAACCAGAAGAGCTAAACCCTAGTCTCTGACCTACTTCCGTCCTTAGGCTTAGCAGTGTTCTCGCTGCCATTTATTGTCTTCTCCTTTTCTATAATCCGATTTATGGATACTTCAATACCATCGATAAAGTTGGTTCCAAATACCGATTGTAGTAGTTGATTACCATGATACGCAACCATATTAGCGACTTCTTCATCAACACCTTTGATACTGTGATTATCTCCATTTTTCCCAATTATCTCTATATTCGCAGCGCCATAACTCTCAAGATATATTGGAAGTTCGTGAGCTGGGAAAACTTTTTTTGTCTTAGAGAAAGCGTTTAGAGTTACCATAACTTCTAACATTGGAACAGTCTTCATTATTTATCTCCCTTGATAAAAAAGAACCAAGGGGGCCGAAGCCCCCAAGGTCCAAGTTTTACTACGCACCTGTCGCCATAATGCAACCGTGACAATTCATGCGGTTAGCGGTCATAGAACCGCGCCACGTCATGCCCCAGTAGTAGTTATAGCTGGTATGCTCGCGCGGAGGCTTCCGAGCGATCATATCATTACCTTCAATCGGACGAAGATAAACATGCTTTAGGTTAAGCATGTAACAACGCTTAGACCATGCTACTGTCGTACCATTACTGATATTCTGAGCCGCGGTAGCACCAATTGTATCGAAGATAGGATCCCAGATAATCGGAACGCCTTGGAAGAACAAACCAGTAAAAGTGCCGCCGTCCTTAATCTCTGTTGAGGGATCAAAGTTCCACGGAGCGCTCATAGAACCAGGCTGTACAGCATAGCGAGATTCTTTAGCATCTACTGCTAGTTCATAACCTTTGATAAAGTCAGTACCAGCCAACAAGAAGTCAGGTGTTCCGCCATTCTTCTGACATGCGCGCCACATAGTGTGCATCGCAGCCAATAGAGAGGCATGACCATGACCAGCTGGGGTAAGAGACACGTGAGTGTTCAAACCTCCGCCAGTATCCCAGTTGTTGCGCCAGTACTCATTACCCACCGTAGCTCTATTTATACCACCAACAAGGCCCGAGCGGGGATCAAAGGAAACCAAGAAGTCCAAACCATTAATAGCCGATGCGGCTAGAGAAGTACCACCTCCCAAGTTGTGCGAACCATCTAGATGCAATGACTGGTCAAGAATATCTTCGAAACCTAATCGAAGAACTTCCATCGCCTCATTGAAAACGTTGGTAAGCTGCACGAGACCCGCTGCGCTTGAGTTGTGGGGACTTTGAGAGTCACCAATAAGAATGCCGTTACCAATTAGGAAGTCTTCAGAGAATTGGAAACCGTCGTGTGCCGAGTTCCAAGGATAATAAGCCTGAACAACCGTGTCGCGCGTGTTAAAACCAACAGGGGATGACGTGTTTAAAGAATTGTCACCAAACCACTGAAAGAAGTTATCATAACCCGTACGAATCTGCTCTACAATATTCTCCTTACCGCCGCCCCAAGGCTTCTTTTTAGCCATTAGTGCTTTGAGTAAAGGATGCTGTACAGCAACCTGGTCAATAGGTTTATTCTTCAAATAGTTCTGAAGAGCTACAAATCCCAATTGAGTAATGTCGGCAGCATTTAATGCAGAGTTTGTTGCCATTATATTACCTCCTGGTAATGTATATTATATCGGAACAGGTTTGGCCACACGAACGCCTATACGTGCTACTGGTGATGAATCCAGCTAACATCTAATCCTGTTAATTATGCATAGCGTCCAAATGTGCTTGAAGAAACTCCGGTGTCGCTTCAGCCTGATTTGAATCTAACGCATCTCCTGAGCCGCTGCTTGTTCTTCCAGGTGCTAGAGGCCCTGAATTTTTACTAGCGTTTCCATTCGCAGAGTGAGCGACCGTCATTCCTCGCGAAAGAACATTATACTGGTTTTGAAGGATACCCAACCATTGTTCCGGTGGGAATTCAGAAGAAGCTACTTCTCTACTGATTTCCATCATTGTATCCCTCTTGGAAGAGAAGTCTGGATCAGAACCTATTAGATCATTCTCCCAATCGGTTATGTCTGATAGTGCTTGTTCTGTGGTCTCATGCGTCTCTGTTTGAGCCTGTAACTGACTTTGATAATACTGTTGATAATCTGCCTGCGCTTGATTCTGTGAATTTGTACCTACTCTGTCAGAAGCTAGCTTATTGGCCCACTCTTCGCTGATTTCCATATTCTCTACAGCTTTAGATAAGTCTTCAAAGTCATTATAACCAGCGTTACTATCTTGCGCCCTATTTACGCCTAATGTTTCACCAATTTGGTCAGCGAACTCATCTAGCGCTTTTAAAGCTCTTGTGGCTTCTTCGTAGTTTCCAGAATTCAAACTCTTGAAAACGCCTAAAGACCAATTTAATTGATCTGCATTAGTTCCTGAATCCATTATATAATCATGTAGCTCTCCAGAAACTTTTAATGTATCATTAGATCCTTCTAATTCCTTTGCGCGGTTTATCCAATGCTCAAATCTTTCTTGAGCTTTAGGTTTTAAATTCCCATATACTTCAGCATCTTCATCGTTTAACTCTGGTTGCGCTTGATTTCCCTCGCCTCTTGAAACCGCTTCTGTTGATGCTTCTGCGCTAACCTCTCTACTCCCCTGGTCTTCTTGAGATGCCTCAGCTTCTTGGTAGGTGGGAGTGTCAGTGTTGGTCTCTTCGTCGGCCTTAGGTTGGACTTCGACATGAGATTCCTCCTCTGGTTGGTCTGATTGAATAGATTCCAGTTCCTGCTCTAACACACTCAATGTATCGCGGTACATTTCCGTATTGCTCATTTCTACTTGTGGCTCAGCCATTAGATCTCTCCCTGTGGTTCTCTATACTGATTTCTTGTGCGCTGATTTACTCTATTTTGCGGTGCGTTTTCCGCTTCATTCATACCTTGTGGTGGTGGTACCGCATTGTCAGGTTCTGGTTGTCCTCCTTTGCCCATAGCTTGTTGCATCATTTGATTTTGCAGCATAATGTCTTGCATTTCTTTTGGCATAGGCGGTAAGAACTTAGATATGTCTATGCGCTCATCGAACCTCAAGAATGTTTCTTCAAGCAATTGAACATATGGGTTAAACTCGTCTGGAACACCAAAACCTCTCATTTGCTGCACTAGTTCAATATTCTGCATGATGATTGGCATCAACTCTATCCAACGCATTTTTTCAACGTTTTTATCTGGCATACCGGTTGTTCCGGCAGCGATATTTATAAAAACAGAATCATATAATTGTTGTTTATTTAGGATAGGCCAAAAAGCATTTGGTCCAGCGATCTCTATAGCCTTCTGTGGTGAAACCTCTTGCAATAATATCTCCGCAGCAAACCACCCTAACTCTCTAAGCCAATCTTCTGTAATATCCACCTTTTCAGCTATACGAGTGGCTAAACCTTCTTGCTGTATGTTCGCCTCTGTAGCTGTTTTTGCCCTGTTGATTCCGCCTCTTTGCGCATCCCCTAATCCACTAATCCATTCTATATCTGTTCGTAATGGAGAGGTATCATAAACCTGTGGATTCATAGGCGGCGGCACAGCAGGTTGAAAAACAGAATTTACATTCTGACCAGACGCGTTAATCAAAGCAATCTCACCAATGGCTGCATTGCTAAACACCTCTATATCTTCATAGTTAACACGTGAAGAATCGGCTACATAAAACGGAGCAGACAACTCTCTATGTTTAGACATTTGAGTGCGAATGGTGTTATACTCATCCTGCAAGGACATCAATAATTCAGTTTCTGATATAGGCCATTCTTGACCATCTATCCAGTTCAAACCAAGCAAGAAAAACGGGAAAAACTTCTCACCAAGCCTACTAGGGTGGAAGGGTGGTTTCAACCATTTTTTACCGCCTTCAGCAAAAGTGTAAACGGTTTGCGCTGTTTTATCCCAGTACTCCCACACGGCTAATGCCAGGTTCACATCTTCACTACTACTAACTTGCAGACCCTCATCCCTAGTTAACCTATTAAGGATGCCAGCGTCGGTGCGCTTGTAAATAACTAACTTTTGTACATCTTCTTTGGATAGTTGAAACCGATCCATAACATCATTCGGCGTCATCCATGTAACGTTAGCCATCCACTGAGCTGATTGATATTCTTGCAATGAATCTAATGATGTATCCATTCTAAAATCTTCAGGCCTAACGAAACCAAGGTTCAATCCCTCTCTTTGTAGAACCTCTACTCTATCTTGTAACCCAAGCATTGTTTCCTTTATTTCTTCTATTAGCTCGTCTTTTTCCCCGCCGTAAGTATTATCCGCCATTAATTCTTTAACATCAGATTTAATTCTAGCTAAACTATCTTGAGCGTCGTTAAACTGCCGACTAACTAATGGGTCCTTATAGTAATCTCTTTGATAGGTTACCTTTACAACACCTATCTTGCTGGTCATGCATGATCTTACTACTTGCTTAGCGATCTTCTTTAGATCTGCTTTCTTTAATGATTCATTAAGAACGGTTTCTAATGTGGCTGCGAATAAATCTGCTACTCTATATTCTGAACTACCAGCATCCACATACTTGTGTGGTCGTATTTTTATCTCTGGATTCTTGGCATAAATATGAGGCAATAAACCTTGTAGGGTGGCGTGAATAATGTTACCCTTTATTGATCTCCCACCCTCCTGCATGTTTTGCGAAGCGACCATAGTAATAGATCTTGGATTTAATTTACCTAGTGCATATACACGATTGTGCTCTATTTCCTTATAGTATTTCTTCCATTTTTTATATGATAGATTTATATTCTTCTGACACTTTTTTAGCATACCACTGGCATCTGAAGGAGTATTATCTCCAGTGCCTATCTCTAAATCTGTTGACAACATACCTAGATCGGCCATGATTCATTCCTATTGTATAGTTCGTCGATTCGATCCAACCATTCTAAGGTGAAGCGATCCGGCGTCTTTTGTTTAGGCTTTGGCTTAATACTCCGCGCTCTCCTTAGCATTAATCCATATCTCGTAGCGTCAAAGAGGTGATCCTCCGCGCTCGTGTCAATATCCTCCACCCTTTTTGGGTCAGCAGGAAGCGAGGGCACCGTACGAAGCCAATGCTTGCACGTGCTAAATACCTTAAGATTTTCGTTTGCCAAGCGGTCAACAATCTCCTGTAACCCTTGTATACGAGATCCTGGACCTTTAGCACTAGACTCCCAGATAACATCATAATCAGCAAATACGTCTGCAACACTTTTCTGGCGACCGTCTCGCATAAAAATCGCTGAATCGGCCACATTACTTTTGAATCTAATCTTGAGTTTTCTTTCAATACTTTCAGCATCATTTATCTCCCGCGCTATCTCCTCTATTGGGGTCTCGCTTCCTTTGTTTGGTTTAGAACTCCAATAACGCTCTCGATAGATATAGATTATACCATCATAGTCTTGAGTGAACCAGACACATCCAGCTGGAGACTTGTAACCATGATCGTAAGATTTCCACCGCTTCCATTCTAACGGTATATCGAACGGTTCTACAACATGTATCTTTGGATCCCACACGCCTTCGAAGAAAGCACCCGGAGCTATGTTCCAATCACCATCTAACCATGCCTTTACGAGCCATTCTGGTCCACTCTTTTTGATCCGGTCAACGTAACCCGGGTCGTTCTCCATCAGAGGAGTGTTGTCTTGGATCTTCGACGGAATGAAAATCGATTCCCCATCGTCATTGTCGATGTACCTTTCTTTCACCCAGTTATGTCCAGGTCCTCCTGGGTTAGCAGAAGCTCTGAAAAGAACCGGTACGCCGGCAGCAGAACGCATGGTTGCACCGAGCATATCGATAGGTTCCGGCGATGGCCAGTTACCAAGTTCGTCAAAGCCTAAGAAAGTTACAGAAAAACCCTGAAGCTTCATAGCATCAGCGTCTTCATCAAGATGTTTAAGTTGTAGCACAGCTCCGCTGGGCGAGACCCATTTTCGCTCCCCGACCTTCCATTCCCAACCTTCCTGTACGAAGACGTACTGACCCAACTTTATGAGCTCGCCCGTTTCTGGAAACGACCTGCGGAACAGAAGGCCTTGCGCCTCCCTTCCGTATTTCTCTGCATGCTTGCGAAACGCTAAAAGCATTCCAACACTTTTAGAACCTCCGCGTGCTCCGCCAAACAGTATATGAGGATGCTCGCTATTAACAAACTTCTTCTGTGGACCTTCGAGTGCTGTCCAGCGTGTCTTCCGCGCCTCCAGGCGTCGCTGCACCTCTGATAATAATAATGCACGGATTTCTTCCTTTGGTAGCCCGTTAGCTAAGGCTACGGAAAGACTCAAGTGCTACCACCAGCAGTCTCAAAGAAAGTTACAACGTCTTCAGGGCAAGGTATTAAGTATGTCGTATATTCATAAGTCCAGCCATTATCACCATACCAACCTGTCAAATCTCTTTGCTGAGTAGTTCTTGTCCACACGTTAAAGATGCCTAAAGCCTTGTTATACTCTATTTTAGTTGTCGCGCCGATAAGCATCAAGGTGAAGAAGGCGCCAGCGCCTGCTGTGTGTCCTACGGCCGTTGTGCCCTTTACGCCACGGTTAGCAGGTGAAGAAACCAAAAACTCATCGTAACCACTAGGGCTAAGAAGGCCCGAAATTATCCCACTATAAAGAAAGATTTCAGAATCAACCTGTGCATAGCCACTAGCAGGCCAAGAAGATAATGGCTTACTTGGTGGTGTATGGTTAGTCACGGGAATCATTAAGTCGGTAGATGTGATGGTGGCTTGTAGAAACGGAGTAATATCATTTGGTAAAATACCAACCACGCTACCAAGGTAAGACCCAAAATCGCCTGGGTTTTCAATAAGCCCAACGTCCACACTAGTTGGTGCCCAAGCCTGATTATTAATATAATCTACTACATCCTTAGGACCCTTTCCGGCCGCCGGAACAATTAATTTAGATATGTTTTTTATAACCGCCATATCAGTTTAGTATCCTAGAGGCGAGAAACCAATACCTTCCACCACGCGTTTTCCACCCATATCCAAGTCTTTATTCATCTCATATGTTTTCTGTACTTTTTTCTTTTCAGTAGCTGGAGGATGATGATCACCCGGTTTAATTGTTGGTCCGGTGTGACCAGACCTAGCAGGGGATGGGGTTCCTGATTTTATCCCGGATCTAGTAGATGGTTGTTTTTTACCAGCTTTTTTAGCGTACTGTGATTGGTCTCTTGTGAATGCCTTTCTGTCTTTTAAACCTTGCGCGGTGTAAGCGAAGTGTTTTTTCTTTCGCGTTCCACTGTCTTTATCAAAGTAATCTACTATTGCCATTATGATTTCCTCAAGGACGGGTATGAGCGCTTGTTAATCGTGTATGCGCCATCAAACAACTTTAGACGGGGTGCCAGCCCAAGGTCCTGATACATAAGAACCAGTCTTATGAGAGGGAGGGGCCATTCCAGCTGTTGATGTGCCGAATGTTCCAGGTACCATACTCCCACCTAGTTTAGCTTTGCCAGGATCATACGCGCTAGGCGATAACCCGGGCGGTGGCGGAGTAGCACGAGCAGGGGCTGCTGCTGGTGCTGCTGGTGCTGCTGTTGACTTAGCCGGTTTATATGACCTAAATGCCTTAGTAATGTATTCATGAAACCCTTTAGGTGGCGCTTTTGATCCAAAGCTTGTGAGCTTTTCATGTGGTGACATGCCTGGAGGGAATCCAAACTCGTCAACATCACTTGGCGATCCGGCGCTTGCTTTTTTATTCATATCGACAGCGCTGCCAACAGACGTGGTACCTCTAAAAATAGCCATTATGTCATCGCCACGTAGCAATCTATATCAACAGGCGGGTCACCTTGAGGTATATAAGCGCTAAGCTTAACCAAGTCAGCAACGACAGATGCTGTGACTGATGAGCTTGAAACACCCTCAGACATGTTAGTTGCGCCAGATACTATAAAGCTTTTAGCAGCCTCCAACCTAGTCCACTGATTCGATGAGGCTGTTGCTAAATTAATATCAACTGGATTTGTATCATCCTTATTAGTGATTCTGATGTACTTTACATCACCCTTTATGAATGTGCCAGACCCAACGGATGCGCCAAATTCAAAGACTACAATAATATTGCCATCTGGCACGGTAAGTATTCTCTGGCTTATTTCGTTAATAGAGTTGATAACCAACGAATTAGTAGCATCCATATTAGTGCCATTCAAAGCTATAGTCTCTGTGATCTTTACAGTTAAGGTTCCTGCTGTTATAGTACTTGCCATTACGCGAAGTCTTCTTTAACTAGTTTCAGCAACATAAAACCATCAGTTCCCGCCGCTGGGGTAACAACAACGTCAGCATTAGCAGCGGTGCCTGGTTGTGTAGTGGTGTTCACTAATGGAGTTTTGAAGCTGCCTTGCCCTGGCGCTACCGTGATGGCTTCCGTTAATCCAGTACCTGTAAACGTTACCGCGATCGCTTGATCGGTAGACCATTCTATACTGCTGATACGATACTTTTGAAACCCCTGCGTACCGTTCGAGCCTCCAAGGTATGTGCTAGCATCTATTGTCGTTGCCGCTCCATGAGCTGTGAATGTTAGCAACACACATGTTTCACCTGAATACTCGCCAGGAATACCAGTCGTCATAACAGCTGTCGCTGCTGCAGCTGAGCCCCCGCCGCCCGTGAAGGTGATGGTAGGTGCTACCACGTAACTATTACCTGGATTGGTTACCGTAATTGCTGTCACGATTCCACCTACAACGGTGGCTGTTGCTGATGCTTGTCCCCCGCCTGCTGGAGGAGCTGGAACAACTACGGTAGGTGTACTGGTATAACCGGTGCCCCCATTTGTAATCGTCATGCTACCTAAACCAAGCCCTCCGCTAAACGTATCATATAGGGTTCTTGTAGTCGTTGCCATTAGTTAACCTCCGTTCCGATTTCAAACTCATTTATTAAGCCTAACAGCTCTTCGTCAGAGATGCCACGCACTGATTCATTTACATTAATATTCTGGTCTAGCGCCCTCATAGATGGTACACATCGTTCGACCAGTATCCGTGCTGCCTGTACATCTCCTTCCTTAGCTGCATTAGCCAGAACTTCAATAACATCTGGCAAGTGTTCGCTAATCTGACTCCTTAACTGAGCCATTGATTTTTGACTTTTCCGCGGTCTCCCTCTAGGATTCCCAGATTGCCCTTCTTTCCAAGGCATTAGTATTTTTCGAATGGCATAGGCGATAGCCCAATACCACTCTGTAATGCGCCTGCTTCATCATCTGGAGGGCTAGACGGTTGACGTGGGTTGCTAGGTAAATTGAATGGCATTGGTTCCATAGCTTGTTTAGGGTTTCTTCCCTGAACCTTACTATCGATTAACACTTTCTGTACCATCTCTTGAGGAATGCCCATCTCTATGATTTCATCTACCTGCATGCCAGTAGCGCTCATACTAATGATCTGTTCCCTTACGTCGTCTGGAATGGTCATCTCTTCTTGAACAACCTTCATTTGGCCACTCATTGGGTCCAATTGACCTGTGGCACTTAAGAATGGATTACCACGGTCTTCATTACCCATGCCCTCGTATGATGGCGTCATCATTCCTTGTGGTCCTAAATTCATGACTCGCCTGCCGCCGCCCTTTTTAGCTTATTATTTACATTACTTTGTGCTATTCGGTTTAGCATGTTATCTGGTACTTTACCCTTTAGCGCGGCCTTTTCTGATGCAAGACTAATATTTGTAGCCTTTAATTTAGGTAGCTTCATGGCTTTATCGGCATAGTTTCGTTTCTGTTCCTTTGTCAGGCGCTCCGCCATATTGATTCTCCTATGTTTGCTGGTCTCTCCCCAGGTGCCGGATATTCTAACACAGTAACTGTAATAACTGAAAAATTTTAGAAAAAAAATAGAAATCAAAAGGGTAGGTTGTGCGTCCGGTCTTACCAAGACAGATTTCCCCAGTATTAGTAAAGTCTTATATTATTAAGTAGCTGATTTATAGCACGCTAGTATATAAGAATCTCATGATATTCTTCTACTTAAAAAATGAATAACTTCCAATATCCCTATATAGATGTTCAATATAAAACTACTAAATCACTATCAATAAAGGTAATATCATTATGACAAATGAGACAAGTATGAAGCTTCACACGCAGAAGGGTAAGAGGCGGCTGTGGCTCGAGGAGCAGAAGTACGGATTACCCGGCTTCAAACCAGGTTCACGCTTCAACGTAGTGTATAACGAAGATTCGGTAGAACTAGTAGCTGATGAGAAT